TTAAATTTGGCATTCAATATAGTCTGATCGTCTGCCAGTCTCTGCTTCTCACCACCAGACATGAGTGCGTCATAAACTGAGTCTATTTCCTCTTGGCTCTTGCTAGGTAAATTTCGTTTTGCTTGAGCCTTGATAATCTCAGCCATCTTTACTGGGTCTGTGACTTTCCTATTGTCTTCCGCTATTTTTGCTATTTCTTCGGCTACGGAAGTTTCTCCTTCTACCTTAACTGCTGGAGCTTCAGTATCTTTTAGAAGTTGTCTGACTACCTTGGGAGCACCTGCTTTGATTATACCAGCTTCAGTTGTGCCGATGTTTCCATTGGCAATGTTTTCTCTCAGCCACTGATCGGCTTGCTCTGGGGTAAACCCTGCCTTCGCAAGTTGGTCGTCAACACTCTTCTGTCCACCTTGACCAGCCTTCTTCCCCCAATTAACTTCAGGAAGTTTTGCTGCTGGTGCTTCGTCTGGGTCTTCTACCTTTGTCTTTAATCTCTCAGACACTTGGTCAATAATGCTATCGACTTCGTCTGGTGTTTTTGCTTTTTTTAATTTTCTTTTTATTTTGTTTGCGTCTGGGTCGCCTGAAGTCAAGGTATCGACAACTGCTGTCATCTCTTTCTTGTAGCCATCAGGATTATTTTCCCTGAGATCAGCAACTCTTGCTTCATCAGCCTCTATATCTTCAGTGGTGACGGAGGAATCGTCTGTGGAGGAAGGGCCAGATCCATCCTCCGTCGCCAATTCAGCCTCGTCGGTTGTAGTTGAGGCCGAACCTTTTCCTTTTCCTCTCGCCTTTTTAGCAGAGGCTTTCTTAGCCTGTTCATCTATCTTCTTTGCTCGCTTCTTTGCTGAAGTAAGAATAGCTTCGGAAGTTAGAGCGTCGCCTTTCTTAGCCGCAACTCTTGCATGTGCCACATCTGCATCCAAAGCGGCTTGCATAGCTTTAGCCATCTTTTGGTCAGCAACTTTATTGGACTGCATCAGGGCTGAAATCTGGTCTTGCTCATTGTTCAGACGCTCTACTATTTCTTTATTAACCTCTGCTCGTGATACATCCTTCGCAATTTCTCTACCCAAAGTAGTATTTTCTAAGCCGTCTTCTACTATTGCCTCTTGTGCTATCCTTGCTTGTTTTAACTGCTGTTGAAATACAGGTTGCTGTCCGTCCAACTCTCCAAGTATCTCGTCTGTCGATGTCTTGGGGGCTTCGTCAAAAACTTCAGGGGCAACTTCTTCTGGCTGGTCTGCCCTAGCTCGTGCTAAGTCTTCTGGCATGAAAGGGCCAGTAGCAGAAGAAGCATCTGCTCTCATCTGTTGAGCTTGCTTGTTGGTCATGTTAGCCATGTCTTCAGCAGACGTGCCTAAGAATTTACCTGCTTCTACGTCTGCCAGTCCCTGTCTGACACCTCCAATAGCTGACGGAATACCGATTGCACCACCGACAGCACCACCAAGAGCAGTTCCGAATGCAGTTGCTTGAGCAAATTGATTCCAGTCAAATTCCTGTTGGAGGCCAATGTCTTGTCTGTACCCTTGTTCACTTACGTTGATAAGAGCTTCTTGCCCACCAGATATTGCACCCTCAGTCGCCGCACCAGCAGTAACACCTTTAAGAAATGATTTAACTGGAGCAGATTTTCCCAGGGCGGTTGATGTTCTCATTGCCCCTTGAGAAACTCCTTTAGCCGCAACACCACCGATTAAGTTTAGTGGGTCTAATAACACAGACTTTGCTATGTCTGGCACAGCACCCCAGCCACGACCACCTTCCTGATAAAAGTTAGGCAGGTTATCCCAGACTGCTGTCAGTCTGGCGTTTCTCATCTTCTCTTCGTCGGTGTCTCCGCCGCCTTCCATCATTCTGCCTACAGCACCGACAGTATTTAACTGAGCCCAGTTCTCGTCTGAATAAAATTTGTTGATAAGGTCTTCGTCTGACAGTTGTTGCAACGGGTCGTAACGGTCTTGAAGGTCTTTTAAGAACCTTGGGTCTTTAAGTATGCTTCGTCTGTCTACATTAGAAGCGTATCCAAGGTCTGCTGTTTGAGAGGTGGTTTGATCTACAGGGTCTGTAAGATCAAAAGTAACTTTTTTAAATGTCATTTACGGTACTCCAGTTTCCGAATAATTCTCAGAATACTGGAGTTAAAAGAGTGGGTCGTCCTTATTTAAGGGTTCTCATACCCAAATGCTTTAGCTAAATTTTGGAGTTCTGGAGTGTTAGCAATCGTTGCCATTGGATCTTCAATAAACTTATCAAAAATTTCTGGATTTTTCTTAAAGAATATTTCTACACCAGCACTGCCTGTAATTTTATCAAGTAGCTTCCTTTGCTCCATACCTTCTCTAGTATCAAATCTACCTAAGTTCCATTCATCAAAAGATTTGAATAATGAAGAAGCACCTAGAGCTTGATCTTTCCTAAAACCAGACATCTTTAGGTCGAACTCAGTTTCCATTTGACTCTTCTGTGTCCTGTTCCACCCTTCAGTTTTACTCTCGTCATAATACTTCTCATACCAATCTACGTTTCTGGAATCAGGCCCAGTATCCGAATTGTTACTTACCTCAGACCTTTGTGTTTCAAGTCTGTCTATAAGGTGGTCAATTCTATCTTCGCCTGAGAGATAGTTTGAAGCCCCTTCAAGAAGAGAATTAATTGCATCTTGGTCATAAAGTTTCCCTTCGATATCTAACCATTTAGATTTCGTATCATAGTTGTACTCTACCTGATTATTTAATTCAGAAGTGAATAGCTTGTACTGAGATTTTAAACCCTTTAAAACTCGAAGTGCAGATTCAATCTCGCTAACATTTTCATATTCTTTTCTACTTATCTCATCAACGGCACTATCGAACTCATCTTGCGTTGAAGTTATGTGTTTCTCTAAATCAGAACTGTAATCTGCGAACCTTGTTCTCTGCATTGGATTAGAGTCGTGAGCACTGGTAATCTGACTTTGTGCGTCTGCCCAAGTGACTGCCCCGTTTTCTACCAACCAGTTGCGAGCCATAATCTTGGCGGCTTCTGCTGTAAGGTTTTCAGTGTTTTGCACAATATCGCTATTAGCAAAGTCTACCAGTAGTGTTTTGGTTCGGTCATCAAAGTAAAAGTCTTTTGCAAGCATTGGAACTATTGTTGGCATCAACGCCTGACCACCAGCAAGTGTCTTTGCATTAGGGCCAGTGAAGAGGCTTTCAGCTTCTTTGAGGTTATTGGATATGGCAGAAGTAATAAGTTCTTTCTCTCTTTTGTTAGTGGTTTCAATCCACTGCTCTCTACTTACATCCATATTAGCTTGCTCTGTGCCAATAAAACCTTTGAGGTAGCTATCAATCCATTTTGATTTTTCTAACTGACCTTCTTCAGAAAGCCAGTATTCTCCTGTTAGCTGGCTTCCAATAATATCTTCAACAGATTTTTTTGCTCCCTCAACACCACGAGCCATAAGATTTCCTAATATGAGTTTATAGTTCTGGTCAGACATTAGTTCAGTCCTCATTTCCTGTAACTCGTTAGACCGTTCTTTATCGACCTTTAAGTCGTATTTTTCTGTAGCATCAGTAATCATTGCCGCCAGATCTTCTGGTATCCCAGCAGAGCCAACGCCAAGTATGTCTTTAAACTCTTCTGGCAATTTTGACCGTGCGGTTGCAAGAAGAGTAGAAGGATCATCTCCTCGAATGATAGCTTCTTGGACAGCTTGGTAAGCAAATTGCCTTGCTGAATCTTGACGATTTTGTGTGGCAACCGATTGGGTATTTGTCGCTCTATTCACAATCATATCTAGCCAGTCACGGTCTGCAAACAATCTATCAAAGAAGTCCTTGTCTTCCGATTGTAAAAGGTAATTGTATTTACTCCTTAGATCTTTCTCGATTTGTGATACGTCCTGTCCCTGTGCAGAGTATATACTCTCTAAACTTCTTGCTTCGCCTTGTGCTTCTGTCAGTAAGGCTTTGAACCGTGCGTCTTTTGCTTTTGCTAAAAGATTTTCACCTTCTTTAACTACACCCCCAATAAATTCTGTATCAGTTTTATCCCATAATGGGTTGCCCCCAAATTCACTTTCTAATGTGGCTAAAAGATTATCTGGAGTTATCGTAGCATCTTTTGCAAGTTCTCTTACTCTGGCATTGACAGTAGTATTAAAATTGTCTTTCTTTACTTGCTGTTCTTCTTTCCATTGTACTGTTGCTTGGTTTAACACCTCGCTTGCAATCCCATCACTAAGGCCATACATATCCGCAAACATACTGACATTTATATCATTCGGGTCTTTTGCATTGTTAATAAACTTCATGGCATTTTCATAGTTTGCCGCAATTCGTGATTGCTTTAATTTATCAAATCTCGTTTGGTTAAATTGGCCCTTGATATCAAACCCCAGCTTGTCAAACTTTGGATTATTTTCTATGAAAGTTTCGTATGCTTTGTTAAATTCTATCGTTCCGTCTTTACCTATTGGTGCGTTTAACAAGGCGTTGTCTATATCAGAGCTAAACAAATCACTAATTCTTCGCATATCTTCCATCTCTCCAAGAAGACGGGTTCTGTCTGCTATTTCTTTTTGCCTAAGATTTTCTGCCGCTATCCTGTTACGAACACTTGCAGATGGTGCTCCACCTGAGATGTAATTGTTTCCACCAGAATATGAGTCGATAAAACTTTGGAAATCTGCGGCAGTTGCATAAGGGTTAGCCGCTTTGTAGTCAGCAAATGCTTCTGCCATCTGTTGTCTTTGTCCATGCCTGAACTCTTTTTGGTCTTGCATCCCCTGTGATATTGCTGAAAATATACTCATTAATTAACTCCAATTAAAAAGATCTTGAACGGTGTACTTAGGTGTCATATCTGAATATTCTCCCGTACCATAATTCCAATCTAAGAATGCTTTACCGAATGTTCCTCCAGATTCTTTTCCTTCTTTTATGGCTTTATTATACCTGTCATTCGCAGAGGTTAATATGTTTCCAGAATAGGAGCTTGGGTCTGACCAATTTTGTGGTGAATAGTCGTAAATTCCAGTTCCGAGATTTAGACCTGCACTTGCCGCACCGCTTGTATTTACCCCTGTTAGGGAAGAAAGATGTGAACCAAGGTCTGTGTAGCCACTGCTTATTCCGCTTCTCAGACCATACTTGTCTTGGAACGCATTAGCAGAAGATCCGACACCTCTGTCGTAAATAGAAGAGGCTGGCATATAATTCATATAACCCATAGCAGACGGAGCGTCTGGAAGGTTAGCCATTTGTGATAGCCCTGCACTCATAGTCTCTCCGTACTGACCAAGCTGACTTTGTCTTGAAGCTAAGATTTGGTTTATGTCTGTATTCTCAATATTCTGCTGACCACCAATATACTTCATAGCGTCATCATACGCCCTGAACCGAGCGTTCTGATATTCGTCTGCAAGACGTGAAGCTATGTCCCCTCTGGTCGAGTTAGCCAGAGTTGAGTTGTCCATGCCTCTGTTTATCAGACCACCTTCAGCAACAGACGCAACTCTGTCAGCCGCACGGTCTACGTCTCCCATATATTGGTCTGTACGTTTGTTCACTTCTGCATCAATTCGTGCCTGAGTAACTGGTGTTACCTCTGGGACATCTTGTAAGCCAGCGTACACATTCTCAAGACCTGTCTGCATACCCTGAATGCGATCTGAAATCATCTTACGTTGACGTAACATATCGTTTCGTTCTTGCTGGAATCCAACTCTGGCATTATTTATCTGCTGGATCTGGTAGTCTCTTTCAACTTCCTTTTGAGCCTTCGCCATTTCAAATCTTCGTTGGTCTTCGTCTCTTTCACCTGCGGCTATCGCCTTTGCATCTTCGAGTTCCTGAAGAGCCCGTTCTCTTTCTTGACCAGTTATTTCCTGATTTCTTAAATACTGTTCTAGCTTAAATGCGTATTGACGTGCGGCTTCCCTGTCCATTTGAAGCATACGTTCAATCTCAAACTCACGTTCCTTGAGTAATCTGGATTTGTATTCACCTAACTCTCGTTCAGCGAATGCTCTCTCGTCTCCACGGATACCACGATTTAGGTCATCAAGTCTGTTGTAACGTGCTCTGTCTTCCTCCATCCAATCCATTGACTGACGAGCCATTTCTCGATTGAACGCTTCAGCAGAGTCGTATCTCCTTTGTGCCTTGTTTTCACGAGACATGTCTTGGAGCATACCAAGACCACTTAATACAACTGACCAAACCATTTTAATACCTCAATATGTTTTGTGCGAAGGCCGAAGCTGGATTGTTAAATAATTCCTCTTCTTCCTCATCTGCACTATATAAAGCTCCTCTGTTTAAGGATGTAAGTGGATCAACCAATCTGTAATCCTGAAACTGAAAATCATTATTGTCTGCATTAGCTCTTGCCGTCCGTGCGGCAACATTTGATTCATCTTGCTCTATCTGAGCCAGACGGGATGCAAGCTCTGCGGTTATGTCGCCTCTTTCATCATACGCCTGAGATGCTGTGTACTTATCTATCTCAGCCCTTATTGGATCAAATTCTTCTAAGAAAGCATCATAGTTTGCTCTGTTCGTATCTTCACCCATTAACCTGTCGTAAAGATTTTTAGAGCTTGTTTCTAAACCTTCACGGTAATCACCTAATTGGCCCAGCTTATTTGTGACATCTCTTTTATATCTATCCATATCCGAATAGATATCTCCCACTCTTCCACCTGTAAAATATCCCAGGTCGTAATCAACGTCTTCAATACCTCCAAGTATCTTATTCATTTCACTTTCTTCCCACAGATCTAAATCTGCAAGAGGACTGTAAGCTCCTGAAAGATCACCCTCTATTGAATCAAGTTTTCTTTTTCTTTGAGCCAGAAGATCATTAAGTGCAGTCTGAGCAGAACCATATTGATTAGTTGCCTTTGTAAAATCATAGGCCAATGGGGAAGAAAAGTCTGCGTAAGTTCCTTGGCCCTGAGTGATTGCGTTCTGGAGTTGGTCGAGCATTGACTTGTTATAGTAACCTGAAGAACCAATATTTGAGAATGCTGTATTTGCACCAGCCAATGCGTCTGACTGTGCTCTCGCAATACGGGATTCTTCGGCGGCTCTATCTGCTTCCGTCTGACTAAGGCCAGATTGGATATTGGTTATCTTGTCTCCTATTCCTGAGTCTTGGAATATTGCTTCGATCTGACTGTCTGATAGACCAGTAGCATTCCCAAGTCTTTCTGCTTCAGTGATGTATTGATTTAAAGTATTCCGAGAACCTGCCGTATCTCCAGTCATGTCCATACCACGAACATTGTTGAGAAGATCGCCAAATCCAATACCCCTAAAACTTGTGTCCAGACCTTCGGCGGCTGTGTCATAGTTCCCTATGATGGTATTCAGATTTCCTAATGCGTCACTATATGCTGACTGGTAATCGTCAGCTAACCCCAGACCTTCGGTAAGTCGTCTGTCTATACCTGTGTCATAATCAAAGTCTATGTCTGAGCCTTGAAGTTGTGTCCTAAGATCTCTTGCGGCGTTGACATCTTGCATATCCCAGTCACTTGTTCCAAGAAGTGATTTGGCTAAACCTTTTTCGTAGTTGTCAATTAGTGCATTGGTATCAGTAAGTGCTGTATCGTACTGACCTTGCAAACCAGACAGGGTTGTATCTAATCCTTGATACTTGCCGAGCAAATCATTAATAGCATCCATATTAGACCATTCACCGCCTGATGCTGAAGTCAAGTCTCCTATAGCAGAACTGATATTACCTCTTGAGTCAGCAAGTCCATTGTTCATAAATGAGTACATGTCTGCCCCACTTACGGCTGAACTCGTGTCTCCGTACATTGTGTTCCAATTACCGAGGTCGAAAGAAGGTACAGTTGGTGCAGGGGGTTCAGTGGGTGCTTGATTAGTATTACCAGCATTCTGAGATCCGTCGGGTTTATTATTTTTTAAGTATTGTTCATACACTGCGTCTGAAAGATAGTCTGGATGTTCTGGATCTAATTTGTTAGCCGCTTCAGGAGTTCTCATAGTAAAACCCCCTTCACCTTTATCGTCAGCACCATACGTCCATGTGTCTGCACCAATAAAGTTTTTACCTTCATTAGCAGGGTTATTCCCACCCACTAAATTATTAAGCCAATCTAAAACAAAATATTCTTTGACACCATCGTCATCACTATCAACGCCAGCACCACCAAAGTCTTTTAAAATTTCAGCTTCTTCATCAGTTATATAGGCAAGGTTATGCTTCTGCCCTTGAACCATCTTCTCTGGCTTTACGAGTAACTCATCTCCAGACGGAGTGGCAGAAGCTGAACCCAGTTGTGGGTTCTGTGCATACTCTTCCCAATTCTCTATATGATCGAAAAGTTTTTTAACAACATTTCCAGTAAAGTCTAAAGTATGTTTAGTCCCACTTTCGAGCCATTCTTTAGGAGTGTCTATGTATACGTCCTTGAGCCTTTCACCTGCCCAAGCTAGATCTTGAGGAACTTCTTGCTTTACCCTATCCCAATCTTTGTAAAATCTTTCCCAGTCCTCGTCGCTTGACTTTAATCCTAAACTTTCTAGCCAATTCATTTTAATCTCCTATGAACTCATAATGTTGTACGCAAGAACCACCTCTAAGTTTGCCGCAGAACTGTTACTTGTAGTTGTAAAACCTACTGTCTTGGCGGCTGTGTTACAGTCAATCTCAAGAACAGTACCTAAAGTCGTATCACTGCCAGACGAGTTTGCAGTGTATGTAGCAGACCCTGCCAGTGTCCCGTTTACTTGAGGCTGAACAACAATAGTTCCTCCTGTGGTCGCTACTGAAATAGCGGTAATCTGGATTTTCATTTTCCAGAATTTTTCTATTGTGTATGTTGTATTAGTTGGCGAGGCTATACTTAGGTACATATTGCCAGACGTTAGGGCAGACGGAAGTTGTGAAGCTGGTAAAAGCCCAGTTGAGTCAAGTGATGCTACGCCATTCGCCGCACCTCTTTGCGAGGTCGCAAGTACAGACGATAAATCTACAGTAGCATATTCAAGAGCCGTACCTGCACCATTCACCCGTACATACTTACTTGCGTCTGATGAGGTAAATGTTGGAAGTGTGCTGTCTGGCGATGTCTGTAACCATTGTGTGCCAGTGTAAAACTTTAGGATATTAGGTGTCGAGCTTGTGTCGAGCCATAAGTTCCCTGCCGCAGGGCTTGATGGTGTAGAGCTTGCTGTAGTTATCTTTGCTTTTGCACTTAGATCTGTAGCAAGGCTCGCTACTTTCGCCTGTGGGATTTCATTGTTGTCTATCGCTAACTTTGTAAAGTCAATTAAGCCAGTGGCAGTATTAACAAAATCTTGCTCCATCATAATGCCAGTAACAGTAGTAGTAGAAGTGTTCTCAACAGTAATGATAGATATTAAATTTCCAGAGGCTACTGTGCTTGTGAATGTAACCACGTCGTTTTGTGGACTGGTTGTGTAGTCGTTTGACCCACCTTCTCTTTGCAAGATACCATTCTTATATACTTGGAGAACAGTTTCCTCATCGTGAGCAAAAGCGAACTGTACTTGGTTGCCAGTTGTTAATGTATCTGATCGTGTGTAACCAGTAACAGAGGTCGCTCTGACTTTATAGATTGTAACCACCGCACCTGAAGCATGAGGAGACGAATTAAATGTTACTGCACCAGCAGAACCCGAACCTGCTGTGTGGCTTTTTGTGTAATCGTGTGAACTTCCTTCTCTTTTAAGGACACCATTTACATATACGAGAAGGTCGTCTGTTGAATCGTGAGCATAATCAAAGACTGTCTGCCCTGATGTTGTTGCCACATCCTGTCTGGAATAAAGGATTGGTGCTCCGATAGTACCAGCAGTCGAGCCAGCCGCACCTCGAAGATCATCCATTGAAGCAATAGTTACCCAACCTGTCGTTGTATCTGTGTATGTTCCGATACGATATTGTATGCCAAGACTGCTGTCTTTACGCATTTCAATCGGGCCTTGCCAGACACCGCTAGAGTCAAAGAGTGTTGCTAGGAGTTCTCCTAAAGTTTTTTCACCAAGTTCGGCGGCGTTTAAATACCTAACAAGGTTCTCAAACTCAGTATTAATGTTACTAGAAGAACCGTAATTCTGCGAATATTGTTGTCTAAGTCTTGCCATTTACCTTCTCACTTAATTTTTTATGTTGACTGCAAAGCCAATAAGACGGAGAAGACCCCCACCTCCTTCGGCTTTAAAGCTATATTGTGCCGCTTTATATCGGTAGCTCCATTTTCTTTCATACTGTTTGGATAATGGCACACCAACGAAATAGTTGTCGTCCGTAGTGTCGTCCACTTCGAAAACTAAAGAACCTATTTGATTGCCATCTAAATCTTGGGCATCCATAGTTATCGTGCCTTTACCTGCCGCTTGTATAATAACACTGTGCGTCTGCTTGGTATCAACAAGTGAACCATGCCAGAGCAGGGGAGTCATTATGGTTAGAGTAGGAACAAAGCCAGTGGTTTCTTCAACCTGATTTACGTTATAAATTCCACCTGTTGTCCCTAATACGAGCTTTCCCCCAAGGAAAGCTCCGCATCTTGCGTTAAGGAAATCGCCTTCGCTAAACTTTGGTTGAGCACCTTCACCACCCTCTGGGTTAAGAGCGAGTGTTAATCTCTTGGTATTAATGTCACCAGCTTGTGGGAAAAATATATGGTACTGAGCAGTGTCTTGGTCAAATACGGCTGAGATCTTTTGAGGATCGTCAACAGACGCAAAGAGTTCACGGTATAAAATGTCTATCTTGTCTGAAAGTGAGTAGGAATAAACAAGTATCCCGTTCTCCTCTGATCTTTTAATTGAATGGATGCCAGACCGAGAGCAGAACATAAGGTCTGTGCCAGCGTTACAGATTGTGTTGTGGCTAGCACATCCAATGTTTATGAATGTGTCGTCATCTATTAGCCAGTTGTCTATTGATGGGTCAATCTTATATATGATTGCCCTGTCTGATGTAAATACGACTAGCCTATTTTGCTCAAAAGAGCCCAGACCAGTTATCTGGTCAGCCGTTCCTAGTAGGTTAGCTATATCTATAAAGCCAGCACGGAGTACGTTAGAACTATTTACATCTTCGTCTTCTGGGAAAACCTCATCATTATCCACACGACTGAAATGAACTTGGGTTTCACGCCCTGGAATACCAGCAACTACCATGCGTCTTTGGATAGAGGATATGAATGCAGGTGTGAGGCTATTTAAAGAGGTAGATTGATTGCGAGAAAACTTAGTTCCATCATATCTATATGTGGCTCTGCCTCTGCATGTCAGGTGAACACTCTGATTAAAAACGATTGAAGAAATGATAGAGCCAATGGGGTGAACATTTTCAAGAACATGGTCGTCGTCGGAACGTAAGTTAATCGCTGAACCTGTTTCTTCGGCCCAGACAACAGCTTCCTTCCCATAGAAAGAACAGTGCGTAACCTTGTTGCTACCTTTCCTAAAGGCAACTGTTGGATCACGGACAATCTGCCCACGCCAGTCACAGTATCCGTTTACCAGCTTTGTTAAGTGCTGATCTTCCCCAGTGTCTAATGATGTAATATCCCTCGAAGTGTCTAATCCTTGGAAGTTTTCATAGCTAAATGTTTTATATGGTACACCACTGGCTGATTGTGTGCTCATGTTGATTCAAGAAGTCCATTATATACGTTAGTTTTTATATCGTTTGCATTTCTCTTATTCGTTCCGTCGTCAACAACACGAAGTTTAATTCTGGTGTTGCCGTTAAGCTCATTCCAAAGTTGTTGGTTAAGAGTTCTGTAGTAATTAGGCATATATATCTGCATCTTTTCACTGCCCTGCTGGACAGCATAATGTGCAAGAATGCCAGCAACTATTATCTGATCGTCTATCTCCCGTGTTTCGTCTGGGGATGTATAGTAATTAATATCATTTGCAGATGTTGTAGTAATCTTCTGCCCATTGGTTGTTGTCGTTGTTGTAGTTCTTGCCGCATACGGATGCTGACGAATATCATCAATCACCATATTCGCAAACTCTAGGAACATAAGAACGACATCACCGTCTACGGTACTTGCGTTAAAATCTCCGAAACGTCTGAGAGCTTGCATGGCAAGCGTCCTAAGTGGAGAATACTTTGTCCGTATATGTGGGTTCGTGTTACTTGTTTCTGCCATTATTTCTTCCTAACAATCCTTGCGTTCATACAAAAATGATGCTGTTCAAATCTTTCAACGTCGTCTGCGTCTACTTCATATTCGAGCCGACCTGTCTGAAAGTTTCTGATTGGGTTAATATCTGCAACAGGAAACATACTAGGTTCTTTCTCACGACTTTCGTACCAGACGGTCTGAGGTTTCATAGGTTTCATAGGTTTCACAACCTCTTCCTGAACGTATGCTTCGTTTATGTCTGGTGTTGAAGGGTCATCTTTCTTGTAGTGACCTTTAGATGTTCTTGCTCTTTTTTTATTTTCTGCCATTTAGTCCTCCAAATGTTAAAGGGAAGCCGAAGCTCCCCTCTAATATGGATTAAATTTAAGGAATGGTCGTCCTTATGATCTGGAGTTCCAACCTTTGATGTAAGCATGAACCTTGTCTTGCAATAGTTCCAAACCACATTCGGTTAGGTACTCGTGCTTGACTGAGTCAGCGTCTGGTGACTGTCTGTTCTCCAAGAGTGAAGTATCACGACCTTCAAGGTAGCGATAGGTCAAGTATGGGAAGTCAACAATTACCATTGCATTCTTCATGTGATCCAACTGACGGAACTGTGGATGTAAGTGAACCATCAAGTCACCTGCAAATGTTGTGTATCTGATGAGGTTAACCCCATAAGATCCTTCAACAACTGTAGGCTTCCATCTGTCCTTACCCATTTGCTGTAGCTGATTAGCTACTGTTTCGCCTACGAAAGCGATCTTTTGATTGCTTCCATACTTGAAGACAGTTGACATTAGAAGAGAGTCGAAACCTTCTTCTGACATCTTGCCAGCACTAGCACCACCGTAAGACGCATAGGAAGTCGTGATATCAACTACGTTTGTTAACGAGTTGACCAAACCACCTGTGTATCTGGTTGGAGCAGATGTTGAACCGTTAGCTTCATGCTTGTAACCGAAGAACATAGCTCTCTCAATGTCGCTCATGTGTAGCTTGAGAGCTTTAGTCATGCTCTCGTCCATCTTATCACCAGTTCTTAGGTATGTTGAACTCAAAGTATTTGATACTTGGAATGCAGTCCTAAAGATCTGAGTGTAGTTAGACACTACTGAAGCGTCGAAAGAGATCGCTGTTGGGCTTGTCCCACCTTCAGCCGCCGCATATCCACTTATAAAGAGGACTGCATTGTCTGCAATTTGGTGAGATGTACCGCCGATGTTTCGAGTTACAGCTAGGGTTGTTGAAGCAGTATCAGCAGTCGCTTGCATTACCTCACCAGTTGTCTGGTTGATAATGATAGCACCTTTGATAGCGTACTTGTTGTCGTCTGCCGCATCAATAGTAATAGACGCAGTAGATGTAGAAGCGATTGCACCATTCACAGTTAGTGTGCGGTCTGGTAATTCGTCTCTGAAGTTTTTGTACTCAGGATCGTCTGTGCTTTCAGACGAACCCATAGATAACAAACTGTTCAAAGGTGCATTACCATTAGGCTCTAACAAAGTATGCAGTTCTCTGTAGTTTTTTGGACGGAAGTCAGTGCCGAACTCGCCTGTGCCTCTCATCCCTTGTATTGCCGCCATAATAAAATACTCCTTGGCTTAAAGGTTAAGATAAAAATTTGACGAGTGTTGTGGAATTACCTTCACTAAACTCATAAGTCTTGTAGGCCGTAGCGTACATTTTGTGACTTGATTAGAAAGGTACAGTATTTCTCACAGGGTTTCGTCCCTATCGAAACATTTTTTCCAAGAAAATAAATCGCAGCCAATAAAAAAATCGTCTGGGGTGATATGTTTCGTTAACTTTCCATCCAGTTCTTCAACCTTTTTAAAGATAACTCTCTCTCTATCTATGGCTACAAGTGCCACAATATCACAAACTTCTTTTGTTAATGGCTGTTTTGGTCTGCCACCAGAGGCAATAGAGAAGTGATATGAGAAATACTCTCGTCCTTTTCGCTCATACGCCCTTTTCATTCTGCTTGATTTGACCTGTATCCTGAGAGGCTTGCCATCCTTTAGAGCCAGAATGTCTGTCTTTTGTAGGTGGACGAGGGTACAAGGTATGTCCATCTTGAGTAGCTTGACCGAGCAAATGCTTTCTCCTAGCTGACCAGTAAGGATATTATCAGTCATTTATTCTTCTCATAAAAGATATGACCACCTATCTGCTTTATCTTTGATACATCCGAAAGCCAGTAAGGAGATACAGATGTGGCGTGAAAGAAGAGGGCAGTTTCTCCTACGCAGGTTACACGGTCTTTCTCCGTGTATTCATCCAGCATAATCTTTGCGAGGAAGACAGAGTTTTCCCACGCTTTCTTTTCTTTTGGCTTGTCTGACTTGCCGTCGCAATACCAACTGAAGGAGCAGACCCTATCACCCTTTTGAGTTACGACTTCCTTTACTGTGTCTGGGTAGTGAGGGGAGGCAACACGGTTCAGGGTTACTTCGGCGACAGCTATTTGTCCCTGCAATGGTTCATTGCGAGATTCAAAGTAGATGTTAAGTGCGAGCCAGAATACTGCTTCGATCATGGTTTTCTGAAAAAGTAAGCCCCCGTTAGGGGGCTAGTTCAGAGAGACAATCTCTAGGCTAAACCTTTTTGTGCCATCTTTTGATTTGCGAATTGGTCAAACCTGCTTTCCGTAGGGGCATCACCTGTTGCATTAGCAGAAGGTGTGCTTCCTAAAGAGCCTGTATAAGCAGATCTCTTCTTCGCAATTTCAACAAGACGCTCCATTTCTGGAGAGTTGAGATTGTTTTTATAATCTTGCATCAGTTTCATTGTTAATGACGGGTCGATAAGATCCTCCATTGTGTATCCACGCTCTGCCATAAACACTGGAAAGTTTTGTGCCGCTTCGTCTGGCAGACCAAGTTGCTGTTGAACCCTGTCTATGTTGTTCCCGATTTGCTTTTGCATGGCTTGGATCTGCATATTGTTTGCATTATCCATCGTGTCTTTAGCGGCATTGACGTTGCCCTGTGACATCTGAAGAACCTGATTAAGCATACCTTCCATCTTTGCCATTCTGTCGCCCATGCTATTCATGCCAGACGTATTGCCTTGCATCATTTCTGCATATCCAGGGGGAAGAGATATTGCGTTGTCCTCAGACCACTTTGTCAAAGCGTCGCCTATGTTTTCTTGACCTGCTTTTGCAGGTTGATCGCCTTTGGTGTTCCCCATTTCAGGGTTCTTTCTGCTAGATTTTAGGATATTTTCTAGCGTACCTGCTACGTCCTTCGGTTGCATGTTTGGGTTTGCTCTGAGAATTTTAGCTACTAGATCGTTGACTGGCTTTAAGTTTGCATTTTGATAATTCAATGCGGCGTATCTCTGCATAGTTGAAGAGATTTGCTTTGGGGTCATGTTGCGTGTTTTGCCATCACCCATGTCTATCTCGTAGACAACAGCTTCCGCTTGCATCTTGTCCCCCTCTGTAACGGGACTAGCTTTCGCAGACGCTTTGTCTTCGTTACTGTCTTTTGCTTTTGGATCTGGTGCTGGTGTAGGTTCAACAGGCATATTGTTGGGCGTACCGAGCTTCGCCGTTGAGATACTGTCGATTATTGCTTTGTCGTCTATAGCCATTATTACTCCTTGGGAGGCCGTAGCGTCCCGATTAAATTGAATGTGATGGCATTATGTATTGCTGTTGATACTCTTGTCGTCCCTCGTTAAAGCTATTTCAGCTTCAAACTTTGACCTGAGTTTTGTCGGCATATCCAGTAGAGCTTTCGCCGCAAATATAGTTCCTCTCCTAAAGTTGATTTCATCCAAAGACATTGTCGGTGATTCTGCGATTGCCATTGCGGAAGAAACGATTTCCTCCTCCATTACTTTACGCATGACTGTCCACCCTTTGCTATTCTCAAGGGTATCTATCGCATTCAGCGAAGCCTTTGGGTTCATCTCTTCTTAGCTGATTTCTTCTTTATTGCTTTACCTGCCATAACCGCACCATGACCTTTCGGGCCAGACGAAGTTTTATGGGGTATGCTACCCATGTAGGGTTTTAAGTTAGGCTGTTTTCCCATTATATTTTCCATAACATAGTTGATAATAAAAGTATGATAGCAGACGCAGTACCTATAAGTAGTCCCTCTATCCGTTTCAGACGGACAAAAAGTTCTTTGAACTGGATTGATGTCTCTGTTTCCAGTTTTGTTAAGCGTCTGTCTAGCGATGATATTGTTGGCTTATCCATCATGCGGCTATTTCCGTTGCAGTTATAACGCTACCACCAAAACTGTTATATTGTTGATCGCTATTATCATCTGTTCTATTTAAATATAAATTCGCACCACCATTAGCAGAACGGCCTTGTACATTGTATGTGATTGCTGAAGTTGTTGATGGGGAATCTAAATGCTCGTTTGAATAAGTGTGATAAGAATAAACATCTAATGTTTGAGAACTATTTCCTAGATGAGCTTTCCTTACATTCATCCAGACACCAGCTATCTTATTACCACTAGCCGTACCTCCTCCGATTTGTGTTGTAGCACCACCAGATATTGCTCTGCTACATCGTACTAACGCACTATATAAATTTCTATGAGTAATACATAAAGATATTCGGACTAAAATTTTGCTAGTTGAAAACTTAGGAGTAATACTGACAGAAAATAAAGTTGTGTCACCAGATGAATTTATATCTAACCGATTTGTAAAATGCGTTGATTGAACTTGCAACACACTTCCAGAAGGCATCTTCGCATGGGGAACAACACCTTGACCAGCATAATTTATTTTAGTTAGTGCCATTTGGTTCTCCTATTACTACTGTGCATCAGCTACACGCTCAAAAACAACATTAGTTCCACCAGCATCATCGGAAGTTCTAATTCTATCCATTGCTGTGTTTGTTAGAATTTGCCATCTGAATCTAAAAGTTGAAACATTAGTTACATTTACAATTCTACAACCTGTTATTGTTTCATAGTTGTTACTAGAAACAGGTCTGTTAAAGTTACCATATCCAGGGTTGTATTGTGACCAACTAGTTCCTGAGTTTGTGCTTATTTCTAGCCAACTGTTTACATGACGAGAGTGATTATCGTCATCTTGAAGATTTAACGTAGCAGTAATTTTCCAAACACCAGTACGAGGAAAAGTGAAAACTCCACTGCTATGACTAAAATCAACTGTTCCAACTTGTGTAAAAGATGAAACACCATGATTACTTCCAGCATCGAAATCATTACTGTTATTTATAGTAGTAAACGAAGTTAATAAAAGATTAGTATCGGCGGCAGGAGTTTGACTTCCAGCGTATGCCCACCAGTGAATTTCATAAGGAGACTTAATACCTAAATCACTAAGTTCTGGAGCAGAGCCATTTGTTTTTTGTATTGTGTCTACTTTTAATGTGCTTGTCATATCGTTCTCCTCATCCTATGGCTTTGAAGGCCAAGTTACATCATCCAATGACGTAGCTGACTTAGTTATATCTCTGAGGTCTTGTCTGTATTTCTTTTGAGCATCCGTTATGGTTAAGTCGGAACTCGCCCACCAATCCGTTTCAGCTAAAAGTCTATCTCTTTCTACTCTAAGTAATCTCATTGGCTCTGCATCTTCTAAGGCTTTCTTCTTGTCTGACACTTGCTTCCAAGTAACTCCAAAGTCTGAAGTTTTATCGCTTTCTATAGCTGAACCATTGCTATCTGCTCCAGTTACTTTACGGAACATAGCATTAAATTCATCTTCAGTTGTTGGCTCTCCTCTGATAACCCATTCTTTAACGCCTAATGCGTTAAGTGCTGTAATTACATTTATCATGCTACAATCTCCATAAGTGTTATACTAGCATGTGCACCACCACTAGAATCTCCATATCCCATAATGATTGTACCTGAACCAGTTCTACCCGTTTGTAATTTATAGGTTAGTGTTGTGCCAGCATTTGCACTAGGGGAGTCTAATACATTAAGGCTGTAAGTTGACATAGTAGATGAAGAGCCATAAAAAGCATAAGAATCAGAATCAATTATTGTACTATCTCTATAAAATCTAGCTTTTGCTCTTATACTCTCAGCACCATTATATGCAACAATAAGTACTTTCACAAGAATTTTACTATTTGCAATTTTAGTTGTTATTGTTTTGGACATTGTATCCACAAAAGTAGAACTATCTAGTGCATTTAAATAACTAGTACTACTTAATGCCCCTGGTCTATGATACTGCTGAACTTGAACTACACTACCAGATTGGTCAATAGATAAATCATTTAAGGTTGGAGCAGAGCCATCTAACTTTTTAACATTAGTGACCTGAAGATTTGTTGCTTGAATTATTCCTGACATATCGTTCTCCTCATCCTATTAAAAACCCTTGGAAACTTAATTCAGATTGGTCTGCGTAATACGTTGCGTTGTTTGAAAAGAAGGTTAGATACACATAATCGCCTTCAGCCATCTCCCAAGTGGCAGTTATAGGAGCAGACCCGTAATGAGCCGACGCTGGATGATTCCAGTAAGAATAGGGTGCGTATTGCTGTGTGCCAGCCGCATTATAAAAAAACAGCCTAGGCCCACAATTTCCACCGCTTGCATTAGTGAGAACAATTCCCATGTGGACATGAAAAAAATACAGCCCAGCACCTCCACTTGGAACAGTAAATCTTCCTGTGCCAGCATTCCAACCATTGCCATGATTAAATTTTATAGTCCCTGGAATAACTGGTGTAGTTGATGAATAAGCACCAGCCGTATTTGGCACATTGCCTAATACATGAAATGCTATCTTATTCGGAGTTGTAACTCTTCCTGTGTCGTTGATAGACAAACCAGTATTAGCAGAGCCTTTAGCGTTGATTTCGTTTACATGAAGTTTAGACAATTGTAAGCTCCCCATTAACTGTTAGAGTTTTATTTGACGCAATCGAAATTGAACCAGCGATCATCGCCCTTTCTGTGGAAGCTATCGTCACATTGTTGTCGATTGTGGCACTGTTGATAATGATACCTTCCTTGTAAAAATTACTGGATAATTTGTCAGACGTAATCGTTCCGTTGGAGACTGTGCCAACATCCATTACGTCTCCCATAGAGACTATGTAGTCGATAGAACTACTCGCAGGGACTGATTCACTGAAGGTGATCGTATTCCCAGACACGGTAAATGCTGAGTTTGGAGCTTGGGTTACTCCGTCCACAGACACGATTAGTCTCTCTGCTTGCCCAGCATCATAAGCCGTGCCACCTTTAGTGAGTGAATATGCTGTCGATCCGTCTGCCGTTATACTATCGAGGCTGACAAAAGATCCGCTTACTAATTCTTTGCCAATGTAGGGCATCAATCGGCCTCCTTGATTGTTAGTTTTTTGTCTGCAACTTGTTTCATAGCCTCGTCATAGTAACGATTGCCTATGACTGTAGGAATAGACAGTATTATATCATTTACAGTGCAAGATATAGTGATACAAGGTTCAGTCTTTTTCTCTGCGTCCATATAATCTTTAACATATTTTGCATTTTTAAATTCCATTTTATAACTCCGATTCAAAAGCGAAATAAGCATTGGTTGTATTATTTGCGGTGCAGTGAGAACCTCCTTTGTCAGTTTGAGTTGCACCAGTAGTACAGTTGATTGCACTACCCCAAGTACTAGCATTATTGATTGTTGCATCAGCAGTAAATCCTGCTCCAGGGGGGTAAATATTCCAAGTATTATTCGCTGACTGTTCAAGCACTGGTATATGGTTCATTTCCACAGGAAAACTTTTAAAAATTCTAGCAGTACTAGTATCAGAAGATACACCAGAACCAAAATAAGAGTAGGCAGAGGTAGCTTGAAATCTTGTATAATACCTTTGGCACTTCTCCAATGTCTCTGCGTAGGTTTCCTTAAAGGTTTCAGCTTTAGAACCTTCATTAAGAACGACCCCTGTTATTTGCCAAGTAGCCGCATTAGTTCCAACTAAATTAACCGAACTGCTAGTAGTCAAATCCTTTGTGCTTATCCAAGACCCAGCCGATGCTTGCAACCCTGAACCAGCACCTAATGAGAAATAAAGAGTAAGCCCAATTCCATTTGTAGTAAGCCATGTACCTGAAGTATCTAAAGCAACAGAGATTTCTTTCTTCTCCCAAGTTGACGCTGATGAGATATCATAAGTGAAAACATAACATCTGTTCTCCGCAGAGTTTAAAAATGCTCCTGAGAAAGTTCCTGTTAAAGATGATTTAACCCAGAAACTTAGTGTAACAGTTTTTGCTGATGAAGTACCTAAAGCCAAAGCGATACAATTCTGTCCTTCAATCTTTTGTCTTATAACAAATTCTTCATTAGTTCCCACTGAGTACGCTGAAGCAGAGGTAGCTTTAAGACTATGCTTAAATCCTGTTGGTGCATCTGTAACTTGGGCGATAGAAAATTTACCAGTTACAGTGTGTCCAGACATCCATCTATCTAAAGTATAGTCTCCATAGCCACTCGCTGTTGTAAATGAAGTTCCCCTCTGGCTAACCTCCATATCTGAATTTATTACATAGTTAACTGGATTAGGTTGCTCAAAACTGGCTGGTAGTAATCTTGATATTGGCATTTATTTACCCTCCAGTGCTGTGATACGAGCTTCTAATTCTTGTATTGTTTTGACAAGAAGAGGTACTAATTTTGATTGGTCTATGCCTTGCATAATTGGTTTGCCATCTTTATCTACAGCATCTTTTTCACCAGTTATAGCTTCAGGAACTATACTTGAAACTTCATGTGCTAAGAAACCATCTACAGTTGTATCCTTGTCTACCTTAAAGTTAAATCTACTTGGCTTGAGTTGTTTAAGTCTTGATGTAGCATCCCAAGAATAATTGATTGATTCTTTTAAACGGTAGTCTGACGAAGTGTTGTAGGCAGTTGAAGAGGCAGATGTTGTAATAGTTCCAACACCACCACCACTCCTTTGAAAAGTTATGGCATTTTGGGAAGCGGTACTATCACTACTATAAAGCCACAAAATTGGATAACCCCCCGTAACATCTGTTGCTTGTAATGTAAGTGCGTTGCCAGTTGTGGTGTTTTTAATTGAGGCTTTTTCAGAAGCGGCAGTATTAAAAATATTGGTATCTAAACCAACTCTTAATCCACCAGTACCATCTATAACAACTGGCTCTACATAACTTCCATCCTTAATATGCTGTAAACGCAACTGACCATTTTCTGTACCATCACTAGCATCATCTATGCGTGCTGAAATAGTAAAATAGTTTATTTGCTCATTAGCATCATTAAGCCCTGCAAAATCTATTCTACCTATTACATCATTATCTGCCGCACTACTTGTAGAAGTTCTTAGCAACATTAAATCAGGTGCAGAACTAGCAGACGTAGCTGTGTTTTCTATAATAACCTGATTGCTTGTGTCATCACCAACAATATGTAGTTGTGCAGTCGGGCTTGCTGTTCCCAAACCTATGCGATTATTTGAACTGTCCACTTTTAGTGTAGTAGTATCTACAGTCAAATCCCCAGAAATCGCTATATCAGTTGCCAGCTTTGCAGAATTTACTGAGCCATCTGGAGGTGTTGCTGATTGGATGGCACGAGATCGGAATAAAATATAGCAATCATCTGAGCTTGAAATACTTTCCGTCAGCGTCAGGGTAGTGCCAGACGCAGAATATGCGGTGGTTGGCTCTTGGTGGACATGGTTTATATATAGGTCAATGTCCTTCTCGTTATTGACTGCATGGGCCAGAGTATACGAAGTTGTGCCAGACCCAGTGATGTCTTGCTTTTCAAAGCTCGTGAAATTGTTTGTGGGTTTGTTTCCTAGAAATGGCATTAGTTATCAATCTCCATCACACCCATGACAACATCGAGGCTGTCTGCCACGCTTGACTTAATATATATGTCGTCTGTTGCTTCGAGTATGTATTTTTGACCTGCGAGTACTTCGAGCGTTGAGCCAGCAGGTATTTCAACATTATTTAAGAGCATTCGGTGATTTGCATTACTGCTTCCGTCTACCCCTGCGTCTCGCATATACGCACTTATGGTAATCGTTCCTGTTGTTCTGTTACAGAGAGATACAGCTAGTATTACAGTTGTTGTCGATGCTGGTGCTCCATAGACTTCGGTATATCCTGTACCTATCTTTTGAGCATGTGCGTTCTTAAATGTATTTGCCATTATTTACTCCTGACTATCCAAGGGCGATTGCATTAGCCACACTGTCGTCTACGGTTGCCACTGCTGATGAATTAATTTTTACTGCTTTATTAAAGTTCCAAGTGTCGTCTGCACTAGCGTAAGTAAGCGTTGCACTTGCTCCTCCTACTGTCAGACCTGCCCCATTTGCGGCGGCGGCATTACCAGCCCCATTAGCCACAGTTATATTAAGGTCTGCTACACTCATGGTTGTGCTGTTGACGGTGGTCTGTGTTCCGTCTACCTGTAAATCTCCAGCAATAACCACCTTGCCCGTATTGTCGCCAAGTGCGGCAGGGTCAATCGTAAAAACTGCTGGCCCTTGAAGATGCCCGAGAACTTTCCAGTTTCCCTGACTGACACCTGAAGCAAAGTCTGGCGTTGCAGATTGACCACTTAAATATGTCTCTACTCTTGTGTCTGTGTAGTACTTGTTGTTGCTTCCCTCTGATAGAGCGTCTGAGTTTTCGCCAGCAATAAAGTTTACCCAAGCAGAGCCATTGTAAACTTTCATCTTATCATTGCCTGTGTCGTACCAGAGATCGCCTTCCGTTGGGGAGGCTGGAGCAGAACCTGATATCGCATAGGTATTTGCGAAGCTATTTACATTTGTAATGTTTGTGGCAACGGTTGCCATATTTGTAACATTTGTAGATGTGCCGAGAAGTCCCATCGCTGTCACATTCGCTGATGTGGCAAGTATATCCATGTCTGTAATCACACTGCTGACAGCAAGGGTATTTACGTCTGTAACGAAATCGGAGGTGACGAGACTCATGTCTGACACGAAGTCAGAGGTTACGAGGTTCATGTCTGTTATGAAGTCAGCAGTAACCAGATTTAGGTCAGTAATAAAATCAGCAGTAACAAGATTCATATCTGTTATGAAGTCAGCAGTTACAAGGTTAAGGTCTGTGATAAAGTCCGAGGTAACTAAGTTAAGGTCTGTAACAAAGTCAGACGTAATCAGTGATGCCTTTCCAGCTACTGTAGTTATGTTTGAACTTATGCCAGCAACTGTATTTACATTAGAAATATTGCCAGCAACTGTATTAATGTTAGTTAATCCACCTGCCGTTGCATTGATGTTGGAAATCCCAGACGCTACTGTGCCTACGTCTGCCTGTGTTGCCCAGTGTTTTGCCGAATAGTTCGTTCCGTCTACAGTTGAACCCGTGTGTTGAGCCCAGTCCTTCGCTGAACCCCCAAGGGTTGAACCAGTCATGCTTGCACCTTGCGACCAAGCCTTTGCAGATCTGTCGTTGGTAGATGCACCGTTCACTTGGTCTGCGTCTTGAGCCCATGATTTTGCCGAGCCTCCTGTGCTTGCTTGCGTTCCTTGTGCGTATTCTTTTGCTGAGTAATCTGAACCTGATACAGCCGCACTTGTCTTGGTTGCCCAGTCCTGTGCTCCAGAAACGTCTATAAGTTTGTATGTGTTGGAAGACGAGGTGAAAGCAGACTCCGATCCGAATGTCTGTGCGGAAGCAAGTCCGTGAACTATATACCCGTCACCGTTTGTGACTGTTACTATATCAAAGTTGTTATAAGATGTTGAGGTGGAGAAAGCACCTTCTATACTGAAGAAGGTTGTTACGTCTGCCCAGCCAGCAGAGGAAGTTGCGAATTGCCCGATACGAACCTGTATCTTGTCGTCTGTGGCATTGAAACGAAATTCAAAGTTGTCTGACTTGAATACGCCAGTAGAAGAATCGAAGAGATCATCTATAAGATCCGAGAGTTGACGGTTGCCTACTTCTGCCGCTTCTAGGTATGTATCGAGGTTATGTGTTCCTGTCTTCGAAGATACAAATTGTATCTGTTCGCCTTTGGGAGTTGTAACAGCCATTATTCGTAGTACCCCATGTCTTTCATTAACCTGATTAACTTTGCCTTAGTAAGGGCATACTTGTCGTCCGAATTGGCAACATTCTGTACAGCCTCTAAACTGGCTACACGACTTTCGATACTAGCGATTTGTTTTGAGAACTTACGCAGTTCTCCTCGTATATCTTCCTTGAAGACACTCAGTTCTCCATGCAGTACTCTTTCAACCTCTTCGACATAGTCTCTGACCTTTACGTCTACTGTTGCGGCTAATGCTTCTTTCTTGTCCATTATCGCCTCGCTTGTTTCATTGGGACTAAGTTACCCTTCTGGACTTGGTTCTGTATGTCTTGTTGGGACTGGACGTTTGCCCCTCTCATTTTCTCCATCATAGAAATCTGCTGAGATGGGGAAGCTCCTTTGGATTGGAGTTCCTGTTCGCTAATTCTAAACCTGTCCATGTCTGTTATGCCCATAGCTCGTATGGCTTCTTCTGCAATCTGACCTGCGTCGTATTCCATATTGAGGCCAGTCTGTTGCATGATCTGGAGCATGTTCATCCAAGTCTCTGCGTTACGAGTTGGTTCGAGTGGGAGTGTCCCGTCGATGACTAAATAGTCAATGTCGCCTTGCAGGTCTTTGGATACTTCATAATCGAGATAGCCGTCATCTACTACAGATGATAATTGAGTGGGCATATTGGTCGGATCTATTTTGATAGATCCTTCCATAGAAAGTGCATCCTGAATATTGTTGACCATCATGCGTACCATTGGTCGTATGGTTGTGGCAGACATTACACGGCTGATAACGCCCAGACGCTGTGATCCGAGTTGTGTCAGACGCTGGATTTCTGTCGCCGTCCGTATCCCGTCTGAGGTTGGCATACCTTGTTGTGCGTCTGAAGCGGCAGACACACGCTGTTTTAATTCGCCCATTGCCGCAATATCGTTGAAATGTCCTCGTGTTACGTCTGGCACTTGAGCAATAAAGACACCATCCCCAGGCTTTGTTCCAGGGAGTGTACGCACGACACCCCAAGGATTCCTGTCTATGAGGTCTGGGACAGACACCTGTGTCGGGTCAACGAAGATTAAATTGTTGAGTGCGGCAGACACGTTGTCTATCCGAGAACGTAGAAGATAAGTTGCAATATCGTGCATAGGAAGCAAAAGGTCATACAAAGATTGCCCGTATGTTTTGTGGGTATCTTGGTACAGACCGCCAATGGCGATTGGAAATTGTTGCCCGTATGGATTGAGTTGCATACGAATAACTACGTTCTCGTCTAGGATTGTAAGGACAAGATAGATCTGTTCTATTGAAGGTATACCTATTTCATGGCCTGATAGACGCACCCAAGTCTCGTCAACAACACGAGCATCTCCGAGAGTGAAGTATGAATGGTCATTCCTCTCTCGTTGATTTGGTTGGGCAGGGTCTATTGAAAGCCCTCTTCCCTCCTCCTTGTGCCAGTGATGAGCATTCCATGCGTTCTTTGGAGGTGTAAGTTTGTGGCGAAGAGCAGGGAACTGCTTCAACTTGGGATATAGGCCAGAGTAGAGGAGGGAATTAAAGCTGACGTAGTCAGAGAAAACTATGTATTGCATGTTGTCCCAGTCACCCCAGTTGACACGGGGATCGGGGAATACTCTGCGTGGGTCAAAGTTTACTATTTTATTCTGGTTAGCTTTTGCGTCCCATACAATTTTTGTTGGGGCAAAGCCGTAACGGATTGAGTCGAGAAGCATCTGGGCAAGACGAGCTTCACCTGCTGTTCTTCTCATCTGCTGATGGAGTACTCGCTCCAGTATCATTGATGACTGACGGGATTTACGGTTCATACCCTCAAGCTGGAACATTGGATTACGTCCAGAGAGTGCCGCCATCATGTATGTGAGGACTGTGTCTGCAATTGCACGAGTGTCTGCTATGACTGCCTTTTCTCTGTATTCTGTAGCTTCAGGAGGGACATAAACATCATGGGCTCTGTCTGCTTCCTTCCAATGGTCATAGCGTTTTGAAATTTTGTGGTATGACATATCCATCATGGACTTAACGTAGTCTACGATCTTACGTTCCTGTTCCTCTGTCAGGAGGGAGGAGATGTCTTCGTAAGCTATTAACTTCTCTGCATGTTCCGAGAGGTCGCAGATCATTCCCTCATTCGGGCCAGATTGATAGTTAGCAGATCTATAATTTTGTGTTGCAGAAGATTGTGCCATAGTTTTTTTTACCTCTTATATATTATGCTGTCGTCCTATAGAGTTCCCCACCCTGCCCATTTCGGTAATGTTTTACTCACACGGAGTTTAAGAGATTTACCGAAAGAAGATTCAAAGTCGCTTGTATTGTTTAAAGACTGGGCCACATCACCCTGAAGATCCCATGCGTCTACTGAGATTGATGTCCTTGAGAGGACATCAAGAGTTATTGAAAGTGCGTCTACTTGGTCGTCGTGGTTTCCGTTGGGGAATGTTACCGCTTCGTCTACGAAGCTATCGAGCCAAGATGATGCTTGAGGTAGGAAGACACGGCCTCCTTCGATAAGGGGAAGCACTGAGTTTACTCTGGCTACCTTGTCGTTGACTACCTTATAGGGGATTACGGACATGCCAGACTCACGCTTGAGTTCTTGGAGGATTGACTGACCAGATGCTTTGTCTTCTATATACATGGCACGAAGACCTTTTCCTCGCCACTTATTGTTCAAACGGATCAGGCGTTGTTTCAATTCGGGGAAGTCGTACTTCCCTCGCATAATGTCTACGATATAAATGTCGCCGTTCCTGTCTATGCCAGCAGTTATTGCTACGGAGTAGTCGGCTGTTTCTGTTTTCTTGAATGCTGTGTCCACCCCGATTACAAGGGTTTGAAAGTTTTCTGGGGAAAGATCTTCTGGGTATGACTGCCACCAATCTGATTTAATTATATTACCACCCTCGATGTAGGGCTGTTGTTGATAGAGAGATGCGAACTCTCGTGGGTTCAGGCGTTCCCGTCTGTGTAGTTCTTCTAGGGAGAAACGGTCAGGCCACAGGGCTATTGTTTCTTCTTCCTTGATGTAGCGTTTGGACGGATTGTTTGGAAGTTCGCCAGCCTTGATATACATGGGGTGGTCTTCAGGCAGGTTACGTCTGCTTATCTTTTTACCCGATAATGTTTTCTTAATTGCAGGGAAGTTAACGTGCGTCCAGCGTCCTTCTTCCCAGTCGTCACTTTCGATAAGGCGACCTGCAAGGTCGTCTGGATGCCAGCGAGTTAGGATTACTATTTGCTTTGGGGGTGTACGGTCTGTCTCTGGCTGGAGACGTGTGGCTAGTGCTGATGTGTAGTAGTTCCAAGTCTTGTTGCGTTGGGTCATAGACTCTGCGTCTTCTCTTGACTTGATGGGGTCGTCTACGAGGAGCAGGTTTGCTGGACGACCAGACGTTGTACCTCCGATACCGACTGCGAAGTATGCACCTCCGTTCTCTGTACGCCAGACATCAGCCGCACGGCTGTCTTGCGAGAGATTAAAGTCTGGAAAGGCTTGGTGAATGGGCTTGGCTTCCACGACTGTCCGTACCTGTCGTCCGAAGTCTGTGGCGAGTTGGGAGTTATAGGAGCAAGACATAATATATCTCTCTGGATTGCGAGCCATGAAGTATGCAGGGAAAAGAACCGTGCCGAATGTAGACTTTGCGTGTCTGGGTGGCATGGTAATGAGGAGATTGTTCGTACCGAGCGTACCTTTCTCCAGTTTATCTAGGGCATCTATTAATTCTAGCTGGAAATCTGCAAGTTCCCACTCAGGATAGTTAACTTTCACGAAGCCAAGGAAGTTTTCTTGGGCATCTCGTAATTTTAGTAGGTATTTTGCGGCCTCACGTTGGGTATTAGCCGCCATTCTTTGTCTTTCGGTACATCTGTCGTGCCATTGCTATGTCGAAACGTGCAGTGGGGTTAAGGATTGTCTCAGACATGATACCCATTAGGTGATCTTTGATAGCATCTGCACGTTTTTCTGCTGGAACTACGGAAAGATCTAGCTTTTTCATGGCATAACCGAAGTCTTCTACGCCAATCTTGGAAAGATGTGCCTCTTTCTGGGGGTTATTCACTCTCATCTGGGTTCTCCTTTACATCTATTGCGTCAATACCAGAGGCAATGCGTTCTAATTCCTCACGGGACATGTCTATTACGTCCTTATTGTTGTGTTCGTGCTGGACATAGCTGGCGTTTAGGTCTGGAACTACCTTATTAAGTAATATACCGAAGACACGAGCCTGGGTTGGCGACCAATCTGTGCCACCCATTACTACTTCATTGGCTATATCTATTTGATTACGCACGAAGCCAGCAATCTGGCCTCTGATCTGGGAAGATTGCATGGGTGTTAACTCATGTCTGGTAGCTAAAGCTGATACTTTTTTCATTTCCTCTAACTCTCTTTGCTTTTTTCTTTTGGCTGGAGCGTTTCGCCTACATTCTAGGCTACAATTCTTGACCCAGTCGTCCTTACTGGCTTTGACATAGAACTCCTTGCCACATGTTTCGCATTTCTTATATACGCCTCGACGTTTCAATTTTTGCTCCGATTAGTTTTGGGGGTGGGGGAGGTGACACTTGGAAAACGTGAACGGCGGGAAGGGGTGTGTGCCCCCCGTAGGCGATAAGGGAACTTGATGGGTTGGAAATTTCGGTTTCCTTTTTCATCAATCAGCCAAACGGAGGAACGCATGGCTTTTACAACAAACGGCAAATCAATCAAGGACATCATGGACGCATATAACGCTGGCGAGGTCGAATTCGAAACCGTCTACTCGACCTTCGAGGCAAGGCGTGATCGTGAGGGCAAATCTGAGGGCTGGGTCGCTCGCTACACAAGGGCGATTGACGCTCTGAACAAAGGTGCAGACGGCTCTGAGGTTGTCGCAATGGCTTTCGCAAAGGCAGACAAGCCAAAGGCGAAGGCGAAGGCGAAGGCGAAAGGCAAGAGCATGGACGCAAAGGTTCTCGAAGTTGCGAACAACCCATTGTCGAAGTTGAGCAAAGCTCAAGTCGCACAGGTGATGGCTTTCGTTGAGCTTCTCGCAAAATAATCCCCACACACACGGGAGGAGGGCGAAAGCCTTCCTTCCTTTTTTTTGTGATGAGTATGTGGAAACGCATACTTTTCCCAAGAAAAACGACAACAACTCGACACCACAACGACTAAGCCGTTGTTTTTGTTGAGTTTGTATATCCCTCATAGGGAAGTGTTCTTGGGTTTTGGCTTCTCGGACGTTTTGAAAACCTCTCCACGAGGCCAAGAACAATGGGTTAGCACCTAACATATCAACCACTTAACCAAAACGACAAAAATCTGTCGTCCCAAACATACAAGGAGGAAGACATCACCTGGAATAGTACAAAGCCAACGAAGTTCGTTGGCGTTATCAGGCTCTGTTGCCAATCAAATGCCAGAAACAGAAATGTATCGCTGGTCAGGGAAAAACAACAAAGGTGTAGTACAAAACACACCAAGCATAGCAACTGCTATTCCCTAAAAGCTGTAACACAGCGTTGCGAGAGCAACGGAAACATCGAACTTCTCTTAGGTTACTGAAACTTACGAGGTCAGACAATGCGTCTGGCCTCATTTTTTTGGAGGTCACATGAACATTCAACATGACAATCACATAGTTGCTTGGCTACGAACTCAGCCAAATGCAATGCACTTAATCATGCGTCTTGTATTTGCTCGAAAGAGAGGCCGAGCATGAACAAGGCACTATCACGAGAAATCGACATTGCTATGTCTCAACGTCTGGCTGAAGTCAGACTTGAGGCAAACGAGAAAAGACGAGCCGAAGAACTCAAGGCAAAGCGTAAGTTTTACAGACGAGAAATTGGAGAGTTCGCTTTGTTTGTGGCTTTCATAGTTGCCGTACTCGTCTACGAACTTTGGCTTCCTTACGCCTACTCTGGGTTTCACAACACACTAGCTTTCATCATCAACATCTTTGGAGGGTAAATGACAGACAGAATTGCAATAGCAAAGAACGTAGCCAATCGAGAAGGCTTACGACTAACTCAAGTTGACCATGACACACAACCACTATTCACAATGACATACACTTGTATGCCGATTTCGGTTGGGTCTGTGGTCGATAACGTAACCATAGACGAGGTCGAAAATGTCCTCGCTAAAATAACGAAGTTTTCACCCACCAAAGCCCTCAGTTGTGACGACTGAGGGTTTTTTAATGCCTAAAATAAGGAGAGTAATATGACAGACCCACAAGAAATCAACCTCGACAACGACATACCTGCAATCGAAGAAGATTGGGATAACGCAGACGATATTGTCTGCCCAAACAAGAACGAGATGCCAGACGTAGTGATGAGCCTTCTCGTATTCCCGACTGGGTTCAAGCACAAGCCAATAAGGAGTGAGTAATGGCTAACCCTTATCGCAAACTCAAGCCAAAGGAAGTGGAGGACATTAGCGAAAAGGCCATCAAGGTGATCTGCTTTGATGGTACTTCAGCCGTACTTCCTAAGTCCAAAGTTAGGCACAACTACATAACCAATGTGATCCACGTTCCGACGTGGCTCGCAAACAAAAACGAACTTCAATACCAGAACAAGGTAGTGTGGCTCTAAACACACCTTTAAAGCAACCTATTTGACAATCTGTACAGACTGAGATACAAGCGATCTGTTATTAGGTTGTCACCTTTTAACATTAAAGAGGGAAAACGAATGAAATTAACACGACAATTAAACGACATTTTACTACTACCAACTGCCGAACAACGTCAGCCACTAAGGACTTTTGTGAAGGAATGGTGCATACAGAACGCTTCAGAAATCGAGGCACAATCTGGCAAAACATATTCAAATTGGATTAGTCCAATGTCTAAGGCAAATTTGCTTTTGTTAGCTGACCTGATTGCATACTACGAGAATAGATATGGTGATGCTCTCGATCTCACACTTAATGAAGTGTTGAATATATTTGATCTCGATGATCGCAACTTTGAAACCTTGAGGGACACTTTCCTCAACGGATTTTATGTCACCCAACCTAGAGTACCTCATGGTGAGGTCGCAGAGGCAAACGACAACGACAAGCCGTTGCTAGAGGGAGTGACTGTTACAGATCTCTTCCGAATGTTCGTTGATATTGCCAATGAGACTGGGTGCAAAGACAACGGCATGATTGCTACTGCCGTAAGTAAAGCATGTCGAATACACTCTAGCTTCGAGCCAGTCTTTAACTCAGCCAGAGAGACATGGATGGATCACACTATATCTGATGATGAGGTTGATGACTGGAGTGCTGATGCCTTTGACAAGTTGCGTGACTGCCACAATGCCAGTTGTTCATACATTACTGGAGAGGCAACCACTACAGCACAAACAGACGGAAAGCTAAAGACACCAGACGATACGTCTGCGGCGATTGTGAATACGATAATGACCAAGTTAGGTCTGCCTAATATCGAGGACGTGATAAACAAACTGAATAAATCCTCAGACGATATGTCTGAAAGGGATACACGGATTGCTGAACTTGAACAGAGAGTAAAGCAAACTGCCCTTGCTCCTAGCACACAAGTAAGTCAGGAGACAAAGGGTAACGGCACAATTCCTAACGGCAAACTTGTACTCAAGAAAGCACATGAACTGTTTGATATGCCGAAGAAGGATTTTGATTTCGAGATCAACGTGTGGGAATGGGATGCACCTAATCCTCATGTACCAGAGATTGATCCTCACTACATCTTCAGGCCAGAAGAACTATTCAAGTTCTTGTACGCTATGATTATGAACCAGAGGGCATACTTCTGGGGTGACACGGGTACGGGTAAGACAACACTAATCGAGCAAGGTTGTGCAAGGATGAACTATATGTTCAATCGTATCAACTTCGATAGTGATATCGGTAGGTTTGATCTGGTTGGTAGAGATACATTAATCTCAGATGGAACACGGACAGTATCTAAGTTCATAGAGGGTGCATTGCCTCAAGCTATGGCTAACCCAACTGTTCTGTGTTGTGACGAGATAGATTTCTGTAGACCAGATACTGCATACGTTATGCAGTCTGCCTTAGAGGGCAACGGCCTGACACTCATGGAAGATGGAGGTCGTATCGTTAAACCTCACTCTATGTTCAGGATGTTTGCGACTGGAAATACTCAGGGTCAGGGAGACGAGAAGGGAATGTATGCAGGTGCTAGAAACCAGAGCATGGCATTGCTTGATCGCTTTACTGTATGGGCAAAGGTTGACTATCTAAATTCCACACAGAGAAAGCAGTTGCTGAAAAAGAAATGTCCCTCACTTGAGAAGAACCATATCGACATGGTCTGTCAGTATGTGACTGAGCACATGAAAGCATTCGAGGACTCAAGAGTGTTTCAACCTATGTCCCCAAGAGGAATGATCTCATTGGGTAATGCAGTAGCTACGTTTACTGCACTTGATCCTAACAACCCGACCAAAGCAATACAAAGAGCCTTCGATACTACAATCTTGGAGCGAGCAACAACCCAAGATCACGCAGTATTCAAGGGCATTACACAAAGGGTGGTGAAGTAATGATACGAGTTGGTGACAGAATAAAAGTTAAAGACCAAGAGATCTATGGCGAGGTGTTGAGAATACACCCGACAGAGGTAGTCATAGCAGATGAAGATGCAGAAACTTGGGATGAAGAAAGAGAAATTTGGGACAATGAATTGTGTTTCAAACTAACAGAAGTAGAGGAGATAGAATGAAGATACCACACATTAAAATAACTGAGACGATGCTGAATAAGTATATCATTGATGCCAAGGTTGATGTGCTGAAACTATTCGGAGTGCTTGTGTTTCCAGTAATCAAATCGGTTGATGTCTTCGATCCATATACACAGACGGGTAAGACAACCATCAGGTTCTACAAGACCAAGCGTGGTGACAAACGCATGAGCATCAAGAACCTCAAGAACATTGCAAGTATAGGAGACTACCTATTGTTTACCTCTATAGCAGGTGATTCTCACACTAAAGCTATGACTGTGACACAAACTCCTATGATGTTACCCAAAGAACTTAGGAAGGTGGCATGACTGAGTTGCAGATGGAAAACATACTCGATGAAGTGTTTGCCAAGGTATTTCCTAACACAATAAAGGAGATTAACGGCAGATATACATGCACAGAATGTGGATTGGAATGGTCTGCGTGTCTTGGAGACGATGAGATACCAGACGAATGCCCTTGTAACCGAGGTGGACACATCATTGAGTGGGCAGACAAAGAACGAGAAAAGATCGAAGGCGTTGGGTTATCTGACGGCCTCGTAAACATAATAACTCAAGTAATAGAGAGGAAAATGAATGAGCGATTCAGATAAAGCGATAGCATCCACGATGCTCAACGACATGGGCATCAAGACAGAGACAGATACCCAGACGGAGATGCCTTTGCATCAGCCGTCTCGAAGGTCTGGTATTAGTACTGGCAGAGCCAGAACAAAGACAACACCTTACAAGCCGTCAATACCGAGAAAGTTTGATCGGAAGATCACAACGTCTGATGAGTATGCTCAGATGTATCCACATATAATGACCCCTCATGTAGCACAGAAGCCAAAGATGGTTGCAGTACTGAGGGATGTAATGAGCAAAGTATTTATCAGGGGTGATGATGCGATCATAAACTCAGAAGACTACGAGTTAATGGTCAGGCTTATGACTACCTATTTCAACGACATCATGGAGGGTGCAGGTTTCATATTCAAAGGGAAGCACGATGAAGAAGGAGCACCTAGTATAAGGAAGGATTTCCATTGGTTTCTCAAGGACATATTGGAAGATGAATATGTGTTCAGAGTAGGTGAAGGTCACAAGCATTACAAGGTAGTGATGAAGGGAGATAAGAATGACAGTAATGAATAAAGTAAAAGACTGGCTAAAGAATGAGGTCAAAGAGCATCAAGAAATTGTTGATGCCTACGAGAATGGTGAAGATGTTTTAATAACTACTGATGAAGAGATATGTGTTGGCAGACATGAGGTTGCCGAGAGTTTGCTCAATCTAATTGATGAATGGGAGAAAGAGAATGGGTAGAGTTAAAATTATATTTCCGAGCGACGATCCAAGATGGAACTGTGTTCGAGGTGCTTTTCCTAAGACCAAAGCCGAGGCTAGGGAATGTTGGGAGCAGATCGAAGGGTATACGTCACCAGAATGTATAGCCAGAGACGGAGAAGCAACACAAGCAGAGGCAACACAAAACTATCGTGATGCCCTCAAAGATGCCTTGCTATTGCATAAGAAATTTCCTCACCCGAAGGACATTTTACTAGAACTATGGAGCGATAAAGACGCAAGGCTATTTGGTTACAAAGACCATGACGAATACTACGAGACATGGAAGAAAGCGAGAGGGTATTGAGAATGAACAATGATATTAGGCGGTCAGTCATATTAGAGAAAGTTAAAGAGTTGCTTCGAGATGAGGTTAATCAATACGAAGAATGGTTATCAAATGATGCCGAGTCACCTGATCTATTATTCGGTAGAAAGCAACTTGCTGAAGGTTTGCTGACATCAATTAGATTATGGGAGAATGAGAATGACGGATGAGGAAATAAGCAAAGCATTTATGAAGATGCTCAAGACCAAGACACTGTGGAAACCTATGGAGTCTGAAAATGGTGCGGCTTGGTTCGGTGGTAAATCGCACCATTCAATAGCTGAATATTTACCAGAGGGGACTTTAGACAAACATGATTTTACCGACATAGATTTTCTAGTCGTGGGATGGAGGACTAAATGAAATCAGAATTATTTACACACGAAATGAGTGAGACATCAGGCATCTTTGGACGTAAGTCCAAGGTGCGTGTGGTGTTTAGTGGCAATGGTGCTTACACAGACGGAAACAATATTAACTTACCAAGTATATCAAGTGGTATTGATATTAATGATAAGTCAGTCAACATCATGCGTGGATACACAGACCACGAAGCAGGTCATGTAAGACACACAGACTTCAAGGCAGTAAAGAAATTTGCTGAAGAGCATTGCACGAAACCAGACGGAACGAGAGATGATTTTATGTTTGGTCTTGGCAATGGCATCGAGGATGTCTGGCTAGAGAAAAGAGTTATGAAGGAATATCCAGGGAGTGAGAAGAACTTGTCTGCCGTTGCGTCTGCCGTCAATGGTGAGTTCAAGGATATGAAAGACGCAGACAAGATAGCCAAAGATTGGATGGCAATACTACCAGTGGCGATAACATGGGAAGGCAGAAAGGACTATGCTGGTATCGAGAACACTGCCGAATGTCAGGCACTATTAGATGATGACCTGAGAAAAAGGATAGAGGGTTGGGTCAAGGAGATTGAGAAGAGTAAGAACACCGCAGACAATCATAAGTTAGCCAAGAAGATTTACGATGAGGTGATGAAGGAAGCTGAGAAGAGGAAGCCAGAGCCAGAAGATAACAAGGGTGATGGTGACGGACAAGGTACACCAGACCAAGATGATCCTCATGGAGATGAAACAAACAAGGGAGACGGCGATGCCGATAGTGGAGAGGGAGAAGACAAAGGTACAGATCAAAACACACCAAAAACAGAAGGAGATGATGGATCTTCAAAGGGAGAAGGGCAGTGTGATGAGAAAGATAAAGGTGCTGACGAAACTCAATCGACAGAACAGTCAAGCAAGGAAGGTGCTGGAGATAGAGAAGAAGATGATAACAAAGATGATAAGGTGGATACGGACGCAGTAGGAGGTGGTGGCTTATGGGGAAGCCACGATGTCCAGACGACTGACCTGAACAAGGCAGTCGAGAATACAGTCGGTGATGCACATCTCAATGATGGAGGAGGTAATCAATACAGAGTGTTGAGTACTGCTAAAGACAAGGTAATCACAAGACACTCAGGACACAATTCAAGTGAAGCGTCAAGGATGAATGATGTGGATGGTGAGGAAATTTATCAAAGAGAAATTGGTAGTATGATAGGTACTCCCAATGTTATCAGACGAAAGTTAGAGAGAGCCCTGTCTGCCCACATGAATAGAGGTTGGGATCACGGACGAGAGACTGGTCGTCTGGATAGCAAGCGTCTGGTTGCCGCATATAATTGTCAGCCAAATGTCTACAAGGAGAAGGAAGAAATACCAGACATGGATACTGCCTTTACCATACTGATAGATATGTCGGGCTCTATGGGTGGGAGTAAAGTTCACCTTGCTCAGAAGATTGTTATTGCTTTAGCCGAAGCAGTAGAGAGAACGCAAGTTCGATATGAGATACTAGGGTTTACTACTAGGAATGGTAGGAGATATCTATCACCAGAAGAATGTCAGAATAGTTGGGGTAGAATACAACCACTAAGACATTATGTCTTCAAGGAATTCAATGAACCTTTGAACAGAGCCAAGAATTCGATAGGTAATATGCGTTATTGTACTGGTGACAATAACGTGGATGGTGAGGCTATACTCTGGGCTTTGCATAGGTTGAATGAGCAACCAGAGAAGAGGAAAGTTATGATGGTTCTTTCCGACGGTTCTCCCACAGCACAGCAATTTGACATGGGGAACTTGATGAGCAGATATGACCATGTCAGATATGCAGTCGATCAAGCTATCAAGAGTGGAGTTGAGTGTATTGGAATAGGGATAATGGATAGTTCAGTTAGGCAATATTACCCAGACTATGTGGTTGTCTATGACCTTGAGGAGTTAGAGAAGACTGCCATCAGCAAGTTAGCCAAGGCACTGCTTGGCGAGAGATACGAAGTTGACAACAAAGACTTGCTGAAGGTTAGAGATGCAGTCGCTTAAAAAGAAACCGAAGACAGTTGTCCGTCTGGAGTGGATGCAATGGTATCCACGCAGACGATGGAACATGCAGTTCTGGTTGAAGGTTGGGAAGGCAGTTCGAAAGAAAAACATACGGCAGTTAGATCAGAGAAAGATCATGCCAATAATAAGGAGACTAGATACATGACGTGGGATGAATTGAACGAGGCTTTGATAAAGGTAGCGTGGGATGTCAATTACATTGCAGTTGACGAAGATGGTAGGGTCACTGTCGAGGTTAGCAATGTTGATACAAGTGAACCAATACCAGCATACACTGGATTAAATTTTGAGGTGAAGACATGAAGAAGCAGAATAAAAGAGATAAGGTGAGGGATATACTATCAAGAACCCCTAATATGCCTAGCGGATATATAGCAGATAGAGTGGGTTGTAGTTATAACTATGTTAACCAAGTGAGACAGACTTTTAATACCCAAATGTCTTCTTACGAATTGGATGATGATTTGAGGAGTTACTTACGAGACATGGCAAATCGTGGGGATCAGAAAGCCAAAACTTTATTGAACGAGTTTGAGAGTCAGCAATACAGAGACAGACTGAAGGAGAAGACATGACTAGATGTCCTCGATGCCAGAGTGTGGTGAGTTTAGTTTTTGTGCATGGGCATTACCAATGTCCCATGTGCAAATCAAATGTCGATGACTGCTGTCAGGGTGAGGTATGCCAAGTGCCAGAACCTACAAAGAAATTTCGTAATTGGTTAGAGGAAAAGGGATTGCCACACAGAAGGTGGGGCAAAGTAATTAAGGAAGGGAAAGAGAATGATGAGGGATAGAGCATTCAGACGCTCACAGAGAGAACGTGCAATAGATAAAGCAAAGCGAAGTCAGATAGGTAAAACCTATGGTGACGATTTTAACTACGGAAGAATAGCAGACCACTTGCGTCTATGCTCATGTTGGATGTGTTCATCAGACGGACATGGTGAAGAAAGCTATCAAGTATTAAAAGCCAATGCAGATACAATGCAACAGTTGAAGGAAGGAGAATGAGTATGACTAAAATTAAAAGTGAAGAATGGGTGGAACTTTATTCTGAATTAGCAAGCTATGTTGAGAATAAACTTTTCCCTGACAGAAAAACTCACAATGATGATGGGAGTCGTATAGAGTATGAGGATTTTACATCAGTAGAAAGCTATCAGGGTAGCACTCATTATTGTCAGATCTGTGACGAGGTAGAAGAAATCTTATCTCGTGTTTTGGTAAAGGGGGAATAATGATCCAGAAATTCTACGATAAAATACACACGATCTTTGATGGTCTGGCAGACGATCAAAGGGTTACTATATACAACCAGCTAGGCGAGAAGTTAATGAAGGATAACTTGTTGCCTAGCCAGACGAGTAAGCCTAAGAAAGCCAGGGGGTGGAGGCCGTCTTGGAGGAATGCCAGCTTCAAGCACATTACTGGTTTCGATCCGAAGAAGACAATGATTGCAAGGATTGAAGGAACAATGGTGAAGGATTACACTACAGTAGATGAGGGTGAGTTGATTATCATAATGAAAGATAAGACGTATGTAGTGTGTGTCAGAGATAACACGGATTGTGCTGATTTAGTAGGTAATAGATACAATGATTTGAAAAATTTATCACCTCAATTTAATAGTCCAGATTCGAAGACGAATTGGAACGATCTTAATAGGTGGTGTGATAAACACTTTAATAAGTAGTTAAATTGAACGTAACCGAAATAGTCTTGACAGTGGTGTATTCGGTGTGTATAGGATACTATACAGTTTGAGTAGAGCAGTAAGAAATTCTAATAGTGGAGATAGTTAAATGTTTACAAATATAATATACATTGCCGACAGAAGGAAATCAAGGCGACGTTGCATGGGTCTTCTGGCAAAGAATAAAACTATTAGATTACAACATAATTTAATAGGAGAAAAAAATGAATGTATTATTCAATACAAGAAATAAAGGAAGCCTCTATGGTAAGTATGCTTTCGGAAAAAATCTACGTCAACTTCATAGGAGTTCAGTACTATGAAACAACTAGATAGAATAGAGTGGAAGATAGATAATCTGATAGATAAGCTAAGTAATGGACTTGCAACAAGACAAGCTAGTTCACAAGTTGTGGATGCAGACGAAAGGCCAGAGGTTGTGCTTGCAGGTTTTACGACGAAGCAACATGGGGTTATCCAAATGCTTTGTCGATCAGCTACTAACGGTGACATTGCAAAAAGGTTACAGATAACTGAGAACACGGCGAAGGTTCATGTTAGGACAATCGCTAGAAAATTTGGAGTGCAGATGAGAGCCCAAGTAATTCTGAAGACGATAAATGCACTCAAG